GGAACTCAAGGAACTCAAGGTATTCAAGGTATAACTGGTTTACAAGGAACTCAGGGAACTCAAGGTATTCAAGGTATAACTGGTTTACAAGGAACTCAAGGTTTACAAGGTATTACTGGAACAGGTGATCAAGGTATTCAAGGTATCCAAGGTATTCAAGGTATAACTGGTTTACAAGGAACTCAAGGTTTACAAGGAACAACTGGTCTCGAAGGTGGATGTTTTACTCCTACTGCGTTTTTTAATAATGGGTTTTCAACTACTGTAGCACAATATGTACAAGTTGATAACTCAACACCAACGCAAGTATTCATCGGTGATAATTCGGGTTGTCAGTTTATTGGAGATAATGCATTAAATGAAAACGCTACGATTACTATACAAGATCCAGCTACACCAGCTAATAAGATGATACTTAGAGTTGACAGTAAAATTCCTGCGGCCCTTCAGCCTGCTACTGGTATAATTTATAATATTACTATAATTAGTGGTGCTTTTCCTTTAGCTAATAATCCTAGCCCTGTTTATACTGTATGTACATACCAGGCAGGTCCACTAATAGTTGGGCCAGGTTGTGAACTAATAAATAGAGAGGTATTTGCAGTAGGTGGTACCGTCGCCGGGACTGTCTCTGTTAATTTTACAACGGCTAATTTAGTAACACAGGTGTTTATTAGTGGAACATCTGGTAGTACTAATCAAACGGCAGTAGTAGGCTCAATACTTTCATTTTCTCAAAGTTCTAATGGTGTCTATTCTAATCCTGATAATTATGAAGTAACTCTAGTGACAACACCGTCAGGTAATTTAGTTTATGTTGTTACATGGATTAGTGGACCTAATCAAACTTTTAGTGGAGATGATGAAGTAATTTATTGTGTTAGTCAGCCAGGTGCCCAAGGAACGCAAGGTATTCAAGGTATTCAAGGTATTCAAGGTATTCAAGGTATTCAAGGTGTAGGTATAAATGGCGTTGATGGTGCAAATGCCTTAAGGTGGGCTTGTAATTCAGCCGCATCAGTAGCAGCTCCACCAGCGGATACTTTTAATATTTCTAGTAATATACCATCTTCAGTTACAATTATAAATGTTTCAAAAACTGATAGTAATGGTAATGGTGTTAGCAGTTGGTTAACATCAGCATCCGATGGTGATCAATTAGCTTTATATAAAGTAGATGACCCGGCACAATTCGGTATTTATTTAATAAGTGGTAATCCTGCTTCTGGTGCAACTAATGTTGCCTATGCTGTTACTTATGTTACTGGTGCAGGTGTATTTAATGCTGCTGATACATATTCAATATCTTATAACAAAACAGGAGTACAAGGAACTACCGGTACACAAGGTACACAAGGTATATCCGGTGGCGGTGGAGCTGGTACTTTTCAATGGGCAAGTTCTATAGTTGCAAATACCGGTCTTCCTAATTATTCAAGTGTAGGTTGGCAAGTAGGTGATTCAGGATCTAGTAGTGGTTCACTGCCTCTTAAAGGTGGATGGAATGATTCAATCTGGGCCACTAAAGTACCAGGTGGGACATACCCTAGCAACATAACACTTGGTCAAATAACATCTGCTGGAGCAACTCCAGCTAACCCAGACCAAGCAAGACCTACCACTATGACGTGTGGTGTAGTACCAAATGAGACTGTTGGTGATAGCGATAATAAACAGTATAATGTGTTTTTCACAGTATATAGTAATAATACCAGTAGTGGGACGAGCTTCACTGGTGATTTTCATATTAAAATGTGGGCATGGGACTGTGGTGTAATAAAAGGACCAAACAACGTAGCAGGAGATGACCTTATGTATTTAAGTCCTTTAGGCCCTCTTGATGGGCAAATATATACTGATGCTGAGTTTACAGCATATGCTGATCAAGATGAAAACAATGGAAAGTACCTTTGTGGTGTTGCAACCTTCCCTATTAATGTAGCAATTAATCCTGCAATTACAAGGCTTTACCTAGGGTTTGCGGCTGACAAGGCCGGTTCCCTTAGCCAGAACGAGGTTAATATTACATATAAGGTGACTATGACAACTGCAACATAATATCTAGTTTTAAAACAATTTTATTTTTTTATGTATAATAACTATAAATGGACAATAGTATGGAAAGCATAGAAGAAAAGCTACAATGGATTAAAGGTGATAAGATAGGATCGGTAGAAGTTATTAAGTCTACCGAGGATGGGTGGACTATATTCGAAAGTGGTGGAAGAATATCAACTAATTTAATATCTGAATTTTTAGAACCTTTGGATGGAGATCCTTTAGATTTTGCTTCACCTACTCCAGCATTAGAAAAAGCTGCTAAGGCCTATAAAGAAAAAATGCCACCACAAGAAGTAACCACATCCCCAATAAGAACTCTTTTTGATAAGCAGAAAAAGAATGATAAAGTAAAACTGAATCTTACCTTTCCAATAAGTGTTCCTAAAAAGGCTATTTATGAAATTATTAGTTCATCATTTGATAGTGAAGAAGTAAACGAGGAACTAGAATCATTTATCAAAAATCAAATATCAGAAGATTTAATTTTAGATAGTCTTTTTGATAGCATTAAAGAATTAATTAAAACTAGATATAAAATTGACTAAGCAATTTAAGGTATAATATATAATAAAATCAATCACATGACACAAGCACCGAATAGAAGACAGAGAAGATTAGCGATGAAGTATCAAGGTATACTAAAGGCGAAAAGAAACCTACCTTTTAATGAATGGATGAAACTCACAAAGGCATCTATTGATAAAGGTATAGAATTACATAGAGCTAACACCGATGCAGTAGAGAAGAAAATTGCAGAACAGCTTGAGAGCATGGAAGAAAGTAAAATTATAGCATGGAAAGAAGTTGGTTATAATGATAAAGAAATTGAAATGTTAAGAGAAGCTGATGCTATTTTAACTGTTAAAGATAAAGAATCATGGCATACCGATAAAAAGGTAGCAAGAAAGCTAATGAAAGAAGCAAGAGAATCTTTAAATAATAGACTTGATGATTAAAATCGTTTTAGAACCTGCAAGGAATGGGGTTATTAAGAGAGTGATCGATGATAATCATGGTGGCGGTAAAGAACAATGGACTTCAACAGATGTATATGAATCTAATGATGAAAGCCGTAATAAGTACGAATATATTATGAAGTTCTTTTGGGAGCTATGCGAGGATCTAGGTCTAGAAGGCGGTAATAAATTTGAAAAAGAAGTACTCAGGTTAAAGACAGAATGGGGTACTCATTATGAGCCTAATAAAAAAGAACTAGAAAGTAAAATAAGAGAGCTCCAAGCAGAGATCGATTTACTAACTGAATGGAAACAAACATAGAATTTAATTTTATATACTCAAAGGATGCAGTAAGAGTAAAAACTTTTTTAGGTGCAGTTCCTAGAAATATTGAATGTATTAATTACATGGATATTTTTAATAAGCTAACCAAGAATGATTTTTATCAATTTGAACCGTCTGATGCTGTTGTATCGTCTTATCTCATGAAGCAGCTACAAACCGTATTGGATAGAAATACTACTTCCTCAATTTTTTATGTGCTTGGTAATCTTAATGAATCTACAGTAACAGGTATAAAGACATATGTAGAATCTTTAACCGATAGAGAATTAAAATACAACATATATCATTCACCAGAAATTAATGTAAACGGTAGCGCAGATCTATTTGAGAACATTATAGAATTTGAATGAAAGCCCATAGAATATTTACAAAAGGCCAAACTGTTTATTGTCTATTATCTTCTTTTAGTAGACCTAATGTTTTATTACCTATAAAAGGTCTTATCATGGATACACAGTGGGATCCTATTAATCCACAGTATCAAATTCGTATTATTAAAATGTATGATAATATGAAATATTTGAAATCCAATTTTTTTGATATGAATTTTAAATATGAATTTGATAATAGAGCCAGAAAAATGCCACTTAAAAATGAAGACTTCAAAAATGTAAAATCATTAGAAGACAGGTTTAATGAAAATGATAGGGAACGGTTTTATGTAATAGTGGAATCTGTTATGTGTAAAAAAACTAAAAATGATTTACAGGGATTATTTGAAAAAGTTCAGTTTTATATAATATCAAAAAATTTAAAAGAAATAAGAGATATATCATCAAGGCCATTTTTTAAAGGTTCTCTTTCCACTGATAGCTCACAGGAGTTTAATACTAGATTTAAAAAAGGTTGGGTGGACAAATTTCAAAAAGGTGATATTGATATAGATAAGTATCTCAACAGCTTAAGCTGAATATATACAAAAAATAAGAGTTTAACTTATGGGAGGTTTTAGTGATGCGGTAGGTAGTATAAATGATGCAATGTTTCCAACAAACCCTAATAAAAGCACTAGCTTAAAATTAGGTGCATTTGGTGGTGAATCTGCTGGTTTAGCTAAAGATATTACAGAAGGTGTATATAAATCATTTTATCAAAATAAAGCAGTGGCTGATGCAGTAGCAGTACCATCTGGTATGAAGGCGGATATCCCTAGATCTATTTTTAATAAGTTTGCACTATTTAATTTTAGAGGAATGTATGGTGGTCTTACTGGTGGTGAGGTATTTAATGGCTACTTTGATGGCCCAACAATAGGAACAAGCCAAGACGGGAAGTCCAGTGAAATAACAGCAACAGCAAATCCTGCTATGGGTGGTGATGCTTCTAAAAGAGTATCTATAGCAAAGTTAATTGAATACTTTAATACTAATTATCCTAAAATAGGTTATAGCGCTTCTGATTTTCTATATTGTAAATACTATAAAAAAATACCTGTTAATCATCTTGTTACATTAAGAAGATTCCCAACACCAGTAGAAGACAATATATTTGACTTAGCAAAAACACCAGGTAGTAAAGATGGTAAAACAGTTAAGACTGATGAAGCTGTTGATGCTACCCAAGTTGCTGGGGTTACTGCTGTTACTTACTTAGGAGAAAAGAGTGGTAATAAGCTAGAAGATATGTTAACTTTTTCTTATGGTCTTAGTTATAAAGAAGTTAAATCTGAAATGGAAAGTATAAGTAGCGGTGACGGTGGATATACACAGCAACCGATTTATACTAAAATGGGAAAGGGTCGTCAGGCTGTAGCAGATACTCTTAAGGGTGTTAGCTCTAGGCAAAAATTTTCAAAGTCATTAAACGGTACATCTGATAAGCTAGGTACTACATATGCCAACTTTGTAATAGGACCAGTTAATGTTGTTAACAAAACAATGATTAGAGATACTGGTTTAAATTTTCAACAAGATATGAAACTTAATTTTGAGTATCAATTAAAATCTCTTAACTACGTTAATCCTAAAATTGCAATGATTGATATAATGAGTAATATGTTAACTATGACTTATAATAATGGTCAATTCTTCGGAGGAGGTCAAAGATATTATGGTAGTGGTGGATATGTATCTAGTCAATTTGGTGACATAAATAAATTAAAACAAGGTGACTTTAGTGGTTATATAGGCAGTGTTGTTACCGATGTAGAAAAAGGTTTTAGTAATGTTTTTGGTGGAGGTACTGGTGAATTTAATTTACCTAATTCAATAGAAGGATTTAAAAAGGTTGGTAAAACGTTACTAGGAAATGTATTAGGTGGATTTTTAAGTTCTAATGTTGGTTCAGTTAGTGGAACACAAGCAACTAAAGCATTAATTAGTGCAGAGCCTACAGGTGATTGGCATGTTACTGTAGGTAATCCATTAAATCCAATTGTAATGATGGGGAATATGTATTGTGATAATTCAGTTATGACATTAGGCCAAGGATTAGGTTATGATGATTTTCCAATGGAAGTAAAATTTGAAATAGATCTTAAACACGGTAAGCCTAGAGATAAAGGAGATATAGAAAATATGTTTAATGCAGGTCGTGGTAGAGTTTATGCATCGGCTGCAAGTGAAGAAGATATCTTAAATTTAGCTGGTCTAGATAAAGCTACTTATGGCTCAGTTAAACCTAAAGGTGCTAACCTTCAAGATAACCAAAGTTCACGTTTTACTGGATCTGCTGCACCTGGAGACGCCAAGAATAGTCAAATAAGTAATATTAAAAATAGCCCACAAAAAGTAGATCGTAGTGTAACTGCTGATTATATTTCTAGTGTGGTAAGTATGACTATAGATTCATAAAAAACTAATCACATGGATATAAAATCATTAGCATTAAAAAATAGATTAATAATAGATGAGACTGGTGAAGGGTATTGGGACCTTACTGCACCATCATTTATTTATGATTATGAATTAGGTGTAAGGGCTTTGCATTATGTGTTACCGGATCAGATAGGTCGTATTGACAAAATATCTGAAATTTATTATGGTAGTGGTGAATTCGTTGATGCATTATGTATTGTTAATAATATCTTTAATCCGTTTAGTGTTAATGAAGGTGATATATTATGGATTCCGAATTTAAGAGATCCTAGCTTAGTTTATAAAAGACCTAATCCTGCAAGTAGACCTAATGAGGTACAAGAAGCGTATGTAGATACAGGAAGACAGAGCGAAAAAGATCAAGCAAGAATTCAAAGATTAATTGAAAAAGCTAAAAAGAGTCCTGCTGGTGTATCACAACCAATGCCACCTAATATGCTACAGCCTGGCCAAGAATCAAAAACATATGAAGGTGGTTCAATACAACTAGGTACGAACTTACCATCTAGGAAAACTACTCAGTCTAATTAATTATGTCAACAGTAGAAAGAAATATATTAACTGTAATAGAGCCGACGATAAAACTTGATGAATTAGAAATAATTGATTTAGAAAGTGGGTCTGAGAATTCAGAAGGGCAAACAATGAAAGAAAAACCTTCTAAGTTTTCATCTATTATACCAACGGTTGTAATTAACAGCTATACGGTTCAAGGAGATAGATTAAATACTTTTGAGTTAAGCTCGGTTGGTTTTTATCCTACTTGTAGATTTACATTTACTGATAGGGATGGTTTATTTACAGCTAGATTTTTTCCTAAGGATGGTGATATTATTCAAGTGTATATAAGATCACAAGGTAATGAAGATACATTTAAACCTATAAGAATTGATTTTACAATTGAGGATATAAGACCTCTTGGTGGTGGTGGAGTTACAAATAAACCACCTGAGCTTTTAGTCGAGGGGCGAATGCATGTTCCTAATTTATTTACAGAAAAGGTACAATTTCAAGATAACAATAGTTGGAATTCTTTGCTATCTATTGCAGAAGAATTAAAGTTAGGATATGCATCTAATGTAGAAGAAACATCAGATCAGCAGATTTGGACAAATCCGTATGATACTTCACAAAGGTTTATACAAGATATAACTTCAAATGCTTATTTGAATGATGAATCCTTTTTTACTTCTTATATAGATCCTTATTATTATTTAACCTTTGTTGATGCTAATAAATTTTTTGGCCAAGAAGACGACATAGAAACATCTCAGCAATTTCAACAGAATGCAATAGACACAATAGGAAGCGGTGATGAAAATGAAAGTGACATGACATTTCCAAATATGTTAACAAATAATTTACAAACCCAAGGTAGTGCAAGATATATTGCAAATTATCAACAAGTTAATAAGAGCGGTAGAATTAGCAAAAATAATGGATATAAAAGATATACACAATATTGGGATTTAAATACAAAGGAATTTATAAGTGAATTTGTAGATCCTATAACAAATAATACCCCAGGTATGATACCTGTAACTAAAGGTAGAACAATTAATGGTGAAGTAGAAGGTCCAAGAAATGATCAAGTTAAATATAAATTTTTAGGTACACAAGGTGATAATGTTCATGATAATTATTATTATGCATCTATACAAAATTTTCAAAATCTTGCAGAGATTAATAAGTTAGGAATGACTATAGAATTAGATACGGTTAATCCTGCTATTTTAAGATATAGCAGAATGTATTGTTTAATATATGAATACGGGCAAAATGTAAAAAGTGTATTAACTGCACCTAATGATAATGAAGATGTACCAAACGATTCGGTTCGTAGGTCTGATATTGACGGGGATGACAAGAAAAGCCAAAACGGTATTATTAATGAATATCTTAGTGGGTTTTATGTTATTACTGGACTAGAGTATTTTTTAATCAAAAATTCCCCAGTTGGCGGTTCAGTACTAAAACAGAGAATACATTTACGTAGACGAGAAGTAACACCATCTACATAATGAATAAATAAAAAAATAAAATTATAAATGGCAGATCCAGGCATTTGGAATCAAGAGGTACCAGAAGACATTACTAATTTGGCTGCAAATTTTCAGAAGTCATTCCCTAACAGTTATGATTTTGCTAAAACTTTTGTGCAGACACCATCTTCGGTTGCAGGTGGTGGTAATGGTGTAACGAGTCTAGATGATCCTACTTATTTAGGGTTTAACCTTTTGTTTGATAGATCATCGGCTTTATTTAACGGAGCATTGGTAGGTAGCCCTTCTATACCAGCGTCACAGGATCCTAATGATTTTAGTGGTGGTGATTCAAATTCAATGCTAACTGAATATAACGGATCTGCTGTAGGTTATTTAAATAGACAAGGTGAAACTACCTTAGCAACTTATCTGAAGGCGTTTTGTCAAGGGCTAAAGGAAATTGAATCTAAAAGACCTTATTATTTTCAAACGATAGAAGGTTTACAAGAAGCATGGAATAAAACAGTTAATATGACGCCGTATGGTGGAAGCGCAGAAGGTGAAGGTATACAAATAGGTATGTTGGAGGCTATAGATTTAAAAATGTCTGCTTTGTTTAATTTATATAAGTTAGCTTGTTATGATAATAAATACAGAAGAAATCGTATTCCTGTTAACTTAATGTATTTTAATGTTGATATACAAATAGTAGAAATTAGAAAATTTAAAAGAGTAAGAAATTGGATTAGTTCATTAAACCCAAACTCACCTAATAAGGAAATGGATAAGTTTGTTAATGAAAATGCATCAATGATAACTTTAAGATTTACTGACTGTTTATGGGATCCTACTGTAAGTGGTACTACATTTGCTAATGTTTCTAATGATGGTAGTAACTCGATGGCAACAGCCGCAATGAAATGGTCTTATAGTAAGGTTGAAGTATTATCTCAATTTTCAGGATATGACTCATCTCTCAAGGATACAGCAGAAACAAAAACACTAGGGAACCTTGCCAAAGGTATGGGTAAAAAGTTTTTAGATAAACAAATGGTTGGTGCTGAAAATTTAGTACAAAGAAAAGTATTTGGGGCATTACAAAATCTTAAGTTTGGTAATGCGTTTGGTTTAAGAAATGATATAATAAATACGATACAAAATCCACAAGGATTAGTTAGTTCTTTACAGGGTGCATTAGTACAAGAAGAAACTACACCAGGATTTGATTCTAATATATCGGATAATATATTCGGAGATGATGCAAATACAGTAGGTGGTTCAGGTCAAACATTGGAATCTACTAATAATTTTGGTGATATACCAGAGCAGCCACCTTTTAATGGTGGTACAGTATTCTCATCTCAACCTTCAGGACCACCTCTTAACTCAACTAATATATTCGGATAATTTATGGGGAAATTAACAACAAAGGATTTAAGAGACGATAATCTTAAGGGTACACAATGGATTGGTATTGTTGAAGATATTAATGATGATATATTTGAAGGAAGATGTAAAATTAGAGTTTTTGGTAAAATGGACCAAAGACAAGATCCTGAAGATCCAGCAAGTGCATTTGTTATGCCAACCGCTTCTTTACCATGGGCTAGGCCATCTGTAACATCTTCAGGTGGAAGTAATACTGGTAGCGGTACCTTTTCAGTACCTAAACTTGGAACAATTTTAAGAGTAAGTTTTGACAATGGTAATTATTATGCGCCAGTATACCATGAGTCGCTATACCCTTCTGATGAGACTAAGGCGGAGATAGAGGCGGCTTATCCTAATTCACACGTATTAATATATGATACTGCATTTGGTTTAACTGGTGAGTTAGAATCCGGTAGTGCTGATGTTACTAATGAAAGAGAAGGCGAACATATTAAAGTTTTCTTTACAGAAGAAAAAGGTTTAATGATGGATTATACAACAACCGAAGGGCCAACTACAATAAATATAAAACCCGACAATTCAGTTGAAATAATAAATGCAAATGGCGATTCTATTGTAATGTTAAATGATGGAAATATAACATTTACACACTCTGCTCAATTTACAATTAATAGTGGTGCTAATACAGAGATTAATTGCGAGGACGCATTAATTAATTGTAAAAATATGGTTGTTAACCATGCATCATCAATTGAATTAGGAGAAGGTGCGAGTGAACCATTGGTACTAGGTAACTTAATGACTACCTTATTTAACACCCATACTCATGTTGGTAATCTAGGCGCGCCAACAAGCCCACCTATGAAACCAATGTCTGCTGCTGAATTAAGCAAGAAACAGGTTAAATCACTGTAAATATATAAATTATAAATTAAACCAATAAACTATGCCATTAACTAAGAGTATTTTAAATGACGAGCTGAATAAGGCATTTTCTGATGCTATGTATAAGTTTCTTGAAATTTCTGCTCAACCTAATGGTAACGAAGGAAAGGATAAGTCAGTAGAGGCTATTGAAGAAGCATCAGAAACATTTGCAGCTAAAGCATCAACTTCTATAGATGCTTACATAAGATCAGGTTTGGTAACTACTGTCGTGGCTACTACTGTTGCCACAGCAGGTTCTGCACTTGCTCAAACAGGTGCTGGTGCAGGTACTGGTACTGGTGCAATTACCTAATGAAACTATTTACTAACTCATATGTATAACTAATATTAGATGTACAAATATATAATCTATAATAACACTCTTAATAAAAAAAATAATGATTGAACAAGAAATCACCATCCAATTAAGCGATGATCCATTTGACACTAAAGTAATTAAAGTTAAAGTACCTAAGGGAACTAAATTAATGTGTACTGAAATGTATGCAGCCGATGCAATGTCAATGTATGATTTAGCAGATGATGAAGCTGAACGATTACAGAAATCTGAAGAATTACGAAATTATATTACACAAGGTGAAATTGCATATATTAAAAAGGAAATGCAATTGATAGACGGCGAGGAGGTTGAAGTAAAAACAGAAGCTCTTATTGATATATCCAGAAAAAATACTGCTATTTGTAATTTAATTAAAGAACCTAAAGAAGTAGTGGACCAATTAGAAATTGGTATGGTAATTGATATTAAAGTCAAAGAGCATAAACAAGGTACATTATATGCATCAATTGGAGATGCACTAGATGAGGTTAAACGAAATGAAATTTATAATGCGATAGGCAATAAAACGATCGGATTTACTGGTAAGGTAAAAGAATTAATTCATGGTGGTTATTGGGTAGAAGTTGGAGGAGTAGAATGTTTTATGCCTGGGTCATTAGGCGGTCTTAATAAATTACAGAATTTTGAAAAGTTAGTAGGCAAAGAATTAATAGTAATGCCAATAACATATTCAAATGAAAAGAAAACTATTGTAGTATCCCATAGAGAGTATCTAAGAACGATGATACCATCTGCAGTTGAAACACTAAGAGAAGAAATTAAAGAACCTATTACTGGGATTGTTACTGGTGCTACTAAGTTTGGAATTTTTGCAGAGTTTAATGAATGTCTTACTGGATTAATACCTAAAAATGAATTGGATGAATCAACATTAGGTTTATTTGATAATAGAAATATTAAACCTGGTGACGAAATAAATTTCTGGGCAAAAGAAATAATATCAGATAGAAAAATTATCTTAAGTCAAGCTGGGCCTAAGATTGATTTATGGGATGGTGCCGATGAAAAATACAAGCCTATGATGGTTACCGAAGGTAAGGTTACTAAGGTTACTAAATACGGGGCATTCGTTGAATTAGAAAAAGGGATAAGTGGACTTATTCATAGAACTAAATTAAAGAACACTGAACTTAGTAAAGGTGATATTATAAATGTAAAGATTGGTAGTGTTAATGTTAGTGATCGTAAGATCACTATGAACTTAGTATAACCTTTATCCTGGTTTGGAATATATAAACAAATCAGGAACTACATGTATTCTAACGAACAACTTAATGCTATACATTCTTCAAAGATCGGATTTGAATTTGAGTTTTTTTCAAATGAAAATTTAGATCTCACGAAGGATAGCTTATCACAAGCTCTTAATAAGAAAATCAGAATAGAGGAAAAGGCTCATAGTGACTTTACCCCAACCGAAGAAACTTTTAAATTAGAACCAGATAATTCTGGTGGTACCGGTATGATTGAATTGGTAACTGGGCCACTTCCATTTGTTGAAGCTAAATTAGTTATGGCCAAAACTTTAAAATGGGTTAGAGAAAACGGCTCTACTAATGAAAGGTGCTCTATCCACATAAACATTGCATTTGATGGTAAAAAATTAGGGCCTATTACAAATATGTCTAAATTAGATATAGGTAAATTCGTACTTAACTTTGATGAAAATAAAGTGTATGAAGCTTTCCCTAATAGAAAAGATTCTGTTTATGCAAAATCTATAAAATTTATTGTACCTTTAAGTGGTATGACACAGCCATCACCAGAAAAAAATCTTTGGAAAAACTATATGTTTGTCAAAGAAAAGTATTATGGTATTAATTTTGGCAAAGTACCTAAAGGTTATATTGAATTTAGATACTTAGGTGGAAAAGATTATGAAAATAGATATTCTACAATACTCTCACTAACCGAACATTTTATTACTTCATTATATGAGACTTTAGTTAATCCTCAATATAGTGAATCTGATTTAAAGGTTTTAGATAAGATTTTAGAAAAGCATAAAACTGTTATTGAATCTTATAGGACTTATTCTTCATTTAAAGAAAAGTTTCCAAATATTCATTTAATGATTGATCTAAAAACGGCAGATCAAATTATAGAAATGTATTATCCTAAAATACGTGAAAAGATTTTTGATTTAATTACTAAGGCTGATATGAATGAAGGTTTTATTAATTATGATGCGGATACTGGAAGAATACAGATAAAGGATGCTAAATTAATGAGGTGTTTTGAAATAAATGGAATTGATATAGTTGATTCTGTAATTCAAGGCAACATTGTTAATTGTGATATTTTTAGCTGTGATTTAAAAAATTCATCAATATTTGAATCTAACTTATTTGGTGCTACTGTTGCAGAAGATTCCAAGATAGAAGAATCTTATGTTAGTAGAAATGTAATATGTGAGGATAGTTATGTATTTGGTAAAAGAGGAGTTTTTAGTGGTGAAATGGTTGGAGGTATATTTAGACAAGGTAGAGCTACAAAGCTTGCTAGGTTTGGTGATAATACCGAGGTGATAGAAATAGAAAAAATTAAATAAAGTTATGGCTAGGAATAAAAGTTGGTGTAACCCAGACGCACAAGAATGTTTAGATGCACTCATAAAAGAAATCAATGATGATTTGACTGTTGCATGCCAAATACCTTTTACTGTACCGAAAAAGGAATTGGCTCATATTATAAATAGAGCAAAAGATTATTTTTATAAAATATATGAAGATAGTGTTGAAGAGATGTTTATTGCTTTACCTAAATCTGCATGGTACGAAAAAGATTTTAGACAAGGGATAAGTCATAATGATGGTGGAAATACGCTAACCGAAAAGGATGTAAAAAATCCTAGAGGTGTTGTGAAAATGCCTAGTACTATTTGGGCAGTCAATGATGTATTTCAGATTAATGGATTTTCAGGAGAAGATGGTGGTTTTGGTAGCCAATCGTTTTCAGCAGGTGATGTGGACTTTTCATTAGATAAATTTATTTACTCTGATGTGTATGGTGCGGGAATTGGATCAGAAGAACTTATGTATTATGTAATTAATGAAAAATTTATTGATAATGCAAGACAGGTATTACAACCACAAATATCATATAACTATAATAGACTAACCAAGAAATTTAGATTTATGGGTAAGTTGCCAAATAAAGGTGCATGTATTTTTCAAGTATATAATACCATCCCTGATTGTGATCTTTTCCAAGATGAAGCTTTTATAAGATATTGTATCGGTATGGCAAAAATTCAATTATCTAGAATATTAGGTACATTTCAATTTAACCTTCCAGGTAATATTACCATTAATTATGATTTGATTTCAAGCGAAGGCCGAGAAGAGGTTGATTCGATAGTAGAAGAAATAAAAGGTGATGAAGGTGTTGACTATTTCTACACGGGGTAAAATATAATCTAAGACCCTCAAAAAATGTAGAGAATATATAATAAAATAATATTCTCAATGATAAAGGAAATATACAGTAGAGACATAGATTCACCTAAGTATAATAATGATGTAATTGAAGTAACAGATCAATTGCAGCAACTTATTCTTAAAGTAGAGAATTGTTTATTTACTCGCAAGGGGGATGTTCTAGGCGCACCTAATATGGGATGTAACTTAGATGATCTTATCTTTTCGTTAGTATTAAATGAATCAGTTATTGCTCAGAGGATCAGTACACAGATTCAAACATACTGTTCTAATAGCAGCAGCTCCCAATTTGGAGTTGATGTTAGAGTACAGTTTTATAGTACAGAAGAAAGAAATGGTTGCCTTGTAGATATTTACATAGATGAGCGAAGAGTAATCGGTGCATTGTTTTAAAATAAAATAAAATAGTTAATGTCATTTTTTAGTAAAACCAGAATTAAAGCAACAGAGTTATTCTTTGATGCATTTGAGTACCTACAAAGACAGTATGAACAGGCTGGTGAAGTGTTTACACCAGCATCTCCATTTGGACAGATACTTACAGTTGTTTCTAATTTAGGTGAACTTATTTTATTTTATATTGAGGCTGTTGCTACAGAGCTTAATATAAGTAGAGCAAGAAACATTGAATCCATATATGGTTTATCTAGATTAACAGGACATGATCCAACTAGAGGAATATCAGCACAAGGTATATTAGGATTAAGACTTAATACATCAGCGTCAACATTAGTAGAGGGTGATTATGTACAAATACAAAATTACATTGCATTAGAAGTAGGTCAAAATAGTTTATCTTATTTTTTAAAATTTGATAGTGACTACATTAGATTAGAAAAAACTACAACAGCATTTGTAAATGTAGAATTAATTCAAGGAGAAGTTGAAGATCAAACATTTACTGGAACTGGTGAAGCATTACAAAGCTATAATTTAACTACGAAGGAACCTACTGACCAGTATATGGTTGATGTATATGTTGACGGTAAGCTATGGAAAAACGTAGATTCACTTTATGATATGAATAATGGAGAAGAAGCCGTTTTAGTAAAGACAAGCGTTAATGGTGGCTTAACAGTATTTTTTGGTAATAATCAGTTTGGGCAGCCTCCTGCGCTAGGATCAATTATTCGTGTCAATTATGTAAAGACCAGAGGTTCTGCCGGTAATATAGGTGGTAATAATTTAGATATTAAATTTAAAGATCCTGCAACAGATCCACAAGGCAATGAAGTTGACTTGGATCAGGTATTGGCAATAAATATTGTAAGAAACCCAATGTTTGGTTCTAACAGTGAAGATCCTGAGTTTACTAGACTTATTGCACCATACCAGAGTAATTCGTTTGTTTTAGCTAATCCTAACAATTATATTTACTATTTAAGTAAATATGATTTCTTTTCTTTTGTAGATGCATATAATACTAAAAATGATCAATACTTAGATGATGATAATATTATATACTTATTCTTAATACCAGATGTGGCAAAAAAGATAACAAGTGATTTGGATTATTTTAATGTTCCACAAGAAGAATTTTCACTAAGCTTAGGCGAGAAAGAAATGGTATATGAAATACTGAATGAAAGTGGACGACAAGTAGTAACAGCCGAGGTTAGAATAAATGATCCTGTAATTAAAAAATATGCTCTTAATATTGTGTTAAGATATGTTGAAGGTTTTGATAAAGATGAGATCCATGCAGAGATAAGAGAAAATCTTAGTACATATTTTATAAGTGTAAATAGAAGAGATAGAATCCCAAGATCAGATTTAATTGCAATTATAGAAAATGTAGATGGTGTAGATTCTGTTAATGTATTTTTTATATCAGAAGAAAATGAAAAAGCAATCAGGGATGGTTTTTATGAAATACCTGTTTTTGGAACTGACCCAGTTACAGATCAAAGGGTTCTTATTGAAACTAAAAAAATTACTTTAGAGCCTGGTGAAGATCCTCAGTTAGGTTTAGATAGCTTTGGTGATGTTGTAATTGGACCAGAAGAATTAGCAATAATAAGAGGTGGTTGGGATGATAGGAACGGTACTTATTATGAAGAGACTCCTAATAAAAATGCCATCAGTTCTTTAAACATATTCTTTAAAGGTACTATTCCAAATAACTTATATAATAAAACACAACAAGCTAAATTTAATAACTTAAAAAGAAATAGAGGTACTACAATAGCAACATCAAAAAATTCTAGAAGTACTAATACAGGCAGGTTACAAGATAGCCCAACCTTAAAAGCAATACAAGGAAAATAATATGAATAAATTTACAGAGAGACGTACTGGTATGCCAAGTGTATATAAAGCTACATACGAAGAGGGGTGGGAATTAAAAAATCTAGGTAATGATTATAATGAAAACTTAATGAGAAATTCTTTTTCCAATTATATGTTTAGAAATGAAAGACTTGGAGTATTCTTAGATGAATATTTAAAACCTATAATGACTTTTTGGATTAATAAAGTAAAGTATCTAAGAATATACTACAATTTTGGTGTACCTAAAGATTATCAAAAAATAAATTAAGATGGCTAATAATTGGCAATATTTAAACTTCTTTGATAAGAATGGAAAATACTTAAATCTTGATTATGATAAAGATCAAGATAAGTGGACGGGAAATGTTTATTTGCCTGAAGTTTCTATTGGTTTATTTGAAGTTGGGCAATTATTTATTTTACAGGAGTTTATTAATTCAAATACTAATACTAAACAGTTTGGATTTCCGCATGGCCTTGAAGTTGCTACCGGTACAACAGGGTCAACTAATGGTATATGTAATTGGGTCGCTGAATGGGAAACATCAGATCCTACTGAGATATTCTTATTTCAGTTTGATATGAATTTTGATACAGGTACCCAGACTTCATTAGAGATGGAACCAGACGGACCACCTTTAAAAATAGTATCTGAGGTAGAGATACCGTTAGATAGCGATCCTAATTATATTATTAGCCCTGAGGGTTTTTTAATCACTGATCAAATTACATCAGAAGCATTACAGATTAATGTTGCAATAAGATCTGAAGTAGAAAATACATTTAAGAGGACTTTATTTATTAAAGATGACTGTACTGGTAATATTATAGCTGAAATATTATTTTGGGGAGAAACTGTTGGCGAGGATGAAAGATTAAAAGTTATGACCCAGAATATGGGATATAATATTTTAGAATCAGACAGTAGTGTATTTAGAGATACTAATATTAAAGAAATTCTACCTAACTTTGAAGAAGTAAATTTAAAGAGAAAGGAGATTATGTTAGAAGGTTCTAATATTTATCCTTTCATAGGTTCTTACAAAGGATTAGTTAATGCAATTAAATTCTTTGGTTATGATAAATTAGACGTTAAAGAATTTTGGAGAAATGTTGATGCTAACTCTCCACAATTTGGTAAATATATTATGAGTAATAGTATTGATATATTTAGTCCAACGGTTCAACTAAATGATAAATCAATAACTCTACCTAATAAAAGATTTAGGAAAACAAGTTTATTTAGTCTAGTTTACAGAATCAATAGTATAGTTCCTGATAAGTTTGACGAAGAGTCATTACCGATAACTGAGGAAAATTTTGATTTTACTATTGAAGAAATTTTAATAAAGTTATTTGGTTTAAAAAGAAAATTAGAAAGCGAATTTTTACCTCTTAATGCTAGGATTAAAGATATCACAGGTGAGGCTGACTTTTTTGGTTTACTAGAAGTAGTTAATACAATAAGCAGAAATGATAAGAGAGAAATTGTAGCAGGTATAGATACTAGCTTTAAACTTTCTACCGATGATTGTATTTACATGGAAGATCTTAGATCGTTTAGCCAATTCTGCTTAGCGTCAGAGGCTATAGTTAACCAAGCTATAATAAATTATTGTAATGCATATATAGCACCACTTCCATCGGCCCAGAGTATTGGTAGAAATCTAGTAGTTGGACCTGTATCAGGTTCTTATGATTATCCACCAGCACCAATTGGACCAGATCCTAATAGCCCTCTAGGTAATATACAAAACGGTAATGATTTCCTAGTTTCAGATTTAGCAGATGCGTTTTTAGCTTATTTTACTAGATATGCACCAAAATTAAATAAAGTAGGTGCGTGGCCTGATGGTGAGTCATCATATTATTTACCTGATAAACCGGATATACCGGTTGGGGCTATGACCGTTTTAAAGAATGATTCATTTAAAAATATAACATGGGATAATGTAAATTCTACATGGAATCAATTAAACGATGCAAATACATTCTTTACATTTGACATTGATCCACAAGGAGTATTCGCAGGCGATGTCTTTTCTATCACTGATCCCGCTACAGGGACAGGCGCTAGTTATACTGCCGTAATTGGTGATACTGATGTTGAGGTTAGAGATGCTCTCTATAATCAGTTAGCATTATTAAAGTCATCATTTACAGACCCTTGGTTATTTTGGGATATCAGTAAAGAAACTATTTCTACTGGCGAGGTAATTAGATTATTTGGACAGAACGTCGATAGATTAAATGCTTCATGTCAATCTTCAGTAGGAAGTCAATTGTTATTTAATCAATTACCAGGAGAAACCTTATTCACATGGGATGGTATAGAAAGAGGTAATTTTGATGAAATAGAGTGGACTATATATAAAGATGCCACAGACGTTTCACCTTCTTACTATAAGAAAATAAGAGGTCCTATTGCACAGTATAATAATTTACCTATAATATTACCATACGTAGGAGTATATAGTGTAGAAATGAAGCTATATGACTTATACAATAATATATCGTCAAATGTTAAGACTGATTTTATTTGTGTAGAAAACAGAGAAGTTGAATACTCTGGTTGGTACCAAGCAAGAAAATTAAATTATACTTGGTCAAGCGAAGGATCTTATAATTGGAATGATTATGGGTCTTTGTGGAATTTACCTATTACCCCTGATGTAACATGGGATCAAGAGACTCCTAGCTTATATGCATCGTTAGATAGAGTAAATGCAATATTAAATAATTTTGGTTTAGGTACATCACCTGACTTTCAGTTATTAAATTTTCAAGATGATGGTAACGCTAGTTTTTCTAGCCCATATAGGTGGGAGAATTTAACTACAGGTGGTTGGGATGACACTTATCATTTGTGGTGGGATATGACTAGTACTACTGGTGATACTCCTGCATTTTTTCAATTCCAAGAAGTAGTACCTGAAACATATCTTAAAATAACTGATACTAACGGCGAAACGGCCGAGCATTATTTTGACTTATCGATTAATACATTAGCCGATGCAGCTGCTAGTTTAAATATTAGTACCAATAGAATTATTAATAAGTATGTTTATAATGTAGTATATGATGCAAGTAGTAATCAAAAGTTTATACAGGCAGTATGTAGGTATTTTGGTATACATGGGGATTGGACATATTTAGATATGGTAGAAGCTGATGGCAGTAGAGTATGTCCTAGTACTGGAGTTACAGGTGCACCGGTTTCAACAGGTTCAACAGGATGCCCAAGTTTAATCTATAGGAAAGGTTTAAGTAAATCAAGTAACCCTACATGGAATACTGCTAAGTTTGTAAATAATGGTAAAACATTACCTAAAATGACTTGGTTAATGTTTGTTTATGATAAATGTAAGATTCCAGGTAAAACTAATCCTAGGTGGATAATTAAGAATACAACTAACTCTAAGATGGCTGATATATATTTTGAGAGTAAATACTTAACTTATCTGTTTAAAGAGTCTGGTAAATACGAGATCACTCTTGAACTTACAGATACGAATGGGAATAAATATAAAAAGGGAAGAAATATCCTAGTAATTAAATAAAGAAAAGAAATGGCAATTAGCGTAACAGAAATTCTTGGAACAGATTCATTATCCGGATCCAGGTTAGTATTGAATGATAATTTCAATATAGTAACCAGCGAAATTAATGCAATGGAGGTTTATTTTAACCCTACTGCAGGTACTATTACCAATCTTAACGATTTGAAGACAGAATCATTAAGAGTTGGTTTATCTACTGTATTATTAGATATTAATGCATCTACATTTGATGTATTAACTAATGTTAATATGACAGGTAATTTAAACTTAAATGGTGGAGGGTTATTTAGAAATGACATAGACCCACAAACATTAAATGATACTTTTGCAGGTGCAGTACCTTATAATATAGCAGTAGGTACAAGTACAGCTATACCACCATATACAACAGAGCGTGTTGGTAATAGTGATGGAGCAAACGTTGTAACACTTTCACTAAATGATGGTGCAATTGGTCAGGAAATCTTTTTTGTATATTCAGAAGCACAAACCGGTACGGTAAGAATTACTGGTGCAGTTACACCGCTTGTGTTAAGTGGAGGGAATACAAATATAGATTTAGCTGCTCAAGGGCAGACTGTTCATTTACTATGTGTTGATGATGGAACTGGAAACGGGGTATGGTTTATTGTAGGAGGTGATGCATATACATTATCATAATAATTAAAAAGAAAAAGTAATACATGGCAACTACGCCTTTAATTAAAACACCGCAAGCTGATGGGGGTACATTTTATACCTTCTCTTCCTCTGCGAGAGATTTGTCTAAGACACTCAATAATGATGAGCTCAAGCTAGTCTTTTCTAAGTTTGTGCTTTTAAATATTCCTGACTTTGATAAGTTAGACCCAAACACATTTAGTAATTACGAAAACTACATGCAGTTTGATACTATTGATGGTATGATTCTTAGCGGTGGATTAAAAGGTGATCCTAATGTTAATTTTACAGAGAGTCTTCAGAATTACGCGCTGAACTTAGAAGAATTGATTATTAGTGATGCTTCCTATGATAATACGATACAGAGATCTGTTGCTGAAAGAGTATTTTTTAAATGGATGAAAGAGACTGGTGCAATGCGATTTCGTGCTGCTACTAATCTCGAAAAAAATCCTGGAGTTTCAAGACCTTTATTTGTTGAAGAAGACGAGATTAAAACAGGCGCAAGACAATATAGAAAGGTTGTACAATATGTAGGTGATATTGATATTGTTAATAATGTAGATAAAGCAGGTGAAGCTTATACAGAACTTTATATTAATGTACCTACTGAAGTAGGCGGTACTCCAACTATTTTATTTGACTCTATTTCAGATGAAAATTATCAACCAAGTTTAAGGATACAAGGTAAAGACGAATTTATCTTAGGCCGTAATGCTAGTACAATCCAACCACAAGGATTAAGTATAAATGCATTTTATGATTATGATCAACCTTTACTAGGAGCAAACTCAGGTGGGTATACAGATTCTAATGCAAACTGGATGAATGAACCTACTCCACCAACATCATTGGATTCTTATTTTACTGAACCTATATCATTCACATCACCTATCAGCGTTGATATACAAAAATATCCTGGTGATTATAATAACCCCGTTGGATTTAATGGTTCTGCTTATGTTAGGTCTCAGTTAGATGGAATTTCTGTAGATTTTACACCTAACGATTATGAGCAGATTATAACAGACCCAACGATTGCAACAATACCTCAATTTAATGGAACTGATTTAGCAAGTACATTTGAATTTAACGCGGTATTGGTTTATTACGATTTAGTAGATACTAGTAACACAGCAAATACCGTTACTAACCTTTATGGTATTTTACTTGTAGATAACATAACACCTACAACCGATGGTGGTTATATCCAAAGATACCCAAAATATAAACCTAATAAAGTTACAGGACAGAATGGAAACAGTTATGGATTTAAAATCAATTTGCGATTTGATGCTTCACCAGGAACGGCCGGGATTGACACAATTGTCAATGACTATAATACATTTTCAATGCAGCTCTTCAGTGAAGCAACTGCACAGCTTCAAGAATCAGCAAAAATATTTCAGACCCAACAATTAGAAATTTCTGAATTAGACCAAAAAGTACAGTCATTAGAAAATCAAATAACAAATGTTTCTGATGTTACTTCATTACAGGCTCAGCTTAATAGTGTACAAAGACAGTTGGATAATGCTAATCTTGCTTTTGCTAATGATACTGTTCTGCTTGATTTAATAGCTAAGAACTCCGATGAAATTCAAGGATTAGCAAATGGAAATGTTCCTATTACATTACAATATAATACTGATGTAATTAGACAAGGTACTGGAATAAACGTAGATACTAATACCCCAAACCTTATAACTATTTCATTAGCAAACCAAGAGTATAATATAATGGTTCCTTTTGATAAAGATCAACTAGAAATTACTACACTTAATCCTCTTAACTTAAATCAAGCAACGCCTCAAGTATTTTCAGATCTTAGAATTTATACAAATATGCTAAGGTTAGATACTGTTAACGAAGCAGGTGGTGATTTAAATATTTATATAGATGATACTGATATACAATGGTCAACCGGACAAACATTAAGATTAACATTTAATAATAATTTAAACATAGGTTCTAGAAATATCAGAGTTTGGACAGATGCACCAAGTAGATTAAACGCTGGATCATTTGGAATTTCTATGGGTGTTATAACAAATAGTGATATATCCGAAAAACCTATCATAGAATTTATATGCACTGAACAAGGTGTCTTAAATTTTGTGTACGATATAATTAAATAAATAATAAAAGAAAGCATAACTAATGGCTGAAAATAATTCAATATCAACACTTTTACCTGAGCTTCTAAGGTTATTTAATAATTCCTTAGAGAGTTTTGAAAAGGTTAATCAGGCCATAACTTCAAGTAATGAATCTGTTACTATTAATATTCAAAACGATAACGGTACAAATTCTAGAGTTACTATTCCAAGTTTTGGTTTTCTTAAAAATTCCATAGATAGATTAGATAATAATCTTAATACAATTACAAATGTAAATGGGTCAAATAGTTCTATAAGATTATCTGATGGTACATTTAGAAAGTTGGTATTGGCACAATTGCCTGTAGAGGCTAATGATTTATCTAGCATTAATACAATAGAGCGATTTAATATAAAGCCTAACTGGTTTTTTGAAGAATTAATAAATCCTCTATTATATGTATCTTTTGATTTAACTGGACAAGTACCTATTGATACTGAACGAGCAATCATAAGAAGATACATACTTAACACTAACACACAATCTAAGGTTAATTATTTTAATAGTAATTATGAAGGGCGATCAGACATCGATTACACTACCTTTTTACAGCAAATCGTAGAAAGAAATATATCATATGTATTAGATGAAGCCGTCGTTGATTTACCTCCTAGATCTAAAAGATATACTGGTGATTTTAGCGTACTTAGAATATCAGATGCTACTGTTACAGAAGAAGTGAATGGTGTTACTATAGTATCACAGAAAAAGCAATATAAATTAAATAAGATTTTTTATACTGATTCTGAAGCAAACTTTGATGATACTATCCAATTAGCAGTTGGAGATAGTCTTGAGGTAATTAACAATCCTATTAGTACAAGATATAAAATTACTAAATTAGATTCTAGTACAAATACAGTTATCTTAGAATTAGTTGAAGGGTCTGATCCTGTTTTAATTGGTTCTGATATGTTAAAAATCGCATCATCAGTAGAAGATAATGTGCAGGTAGATGTTACTGTGGGATTCAATGAAAGATGTGTTACTTTTGTAAAACCGATAGATCCTAATTCTAAAATACCTTCAGTGAATTGGTCACCGGGGAGTGCGTTTTATACAAATACACTTACTACTATTAATTCGGCAGGTGTTAGCCAAACACTCGCGGAATATTATCAACAGAGCGCAATTGACTTTGGATCAATGCTACTTTCTTTTGCTGATGATAAAATTCCAACAACAAGAGAAGGGCTTAAGCCTAACTCACCTACAATAAATACAGAAGACTTTGCTGTTAAATTAATTAATGCACAAGTAAGCGATTCACCAGCTATAGTTGAGCTTACCGATTTAAATAATCAAAAGAATACTATTGAGTCTACTTTAAAGGAACTCGATGTAGCAATTCAACAAAGTAGAACTAAAATACAAACTACTAATTATTCTACTGAAGTAGAAAGAGATGCTGATAGGAATGCATTACAAGGTTTAATTACAGAGAGATCTTCTCAAGCTGAATTATACTCGTCGGTTGTAAAAGAGATTGATGCAAAAGCTAAAGATAATTCTGTTTCAAGTATTACACCTAAATATAGAGTAAGAGGTTTTTGGTCTATGCCGTTAGAAAAATCTACTCCAGCTACAGGGCCACAATCTGTTGTTAAATTTAAAATAAGATATCGTTATTTATCTAATGACGGCGTTGCAAATCCTGTTAATCAATTTGAATTTAAAGATGGTTCAGGTACATCACAGGGTGCATTTTCAAATTATTCAATAATAGAAAGTACACTAAGACCTAGAGTTAAAAGTTCTTTAACTGGTGTTTATGAATGGGTACCAATTGATTCTGATAATGCAGAGTCGGTAAACATTAATCAATTAGATATACCTATAAGAAAGGGTGAACAGGTTGAGGTGCAAGTTAAATCTATAAGTGAGGCTGGATGGCCATCTAACCCATTAGAGAGCGATTGGTCAACCGCTGTTATAATTCCATTTCCTGCAGATCTTAGCTCTGATAACGCTACCGAAGCAATCATAAACCAAAATCAGCAAGACTTAGCAAAAGTTTCACTAGAACAAGATTTAAATGAACTAGGAATACAAGAACACTTAAGTAGCTCGTTTACTGCTAATGAAACATATTATGCACATTCATCTCCAGTTATTGCTTCTGGGTTTTTATCTGAGAATCAAACACCTATTGATTTATTTACTAAGTTAACAGAAATGCAAAATCAATTAGATTTGTTTTCTGAGATTTTACAATCTGCACAGGGTGAATTACGAACTACTTTGGTGGATGATCAAGGTAATGTTACAAACCTTAATAGAAATGCAACAACAAGTATTTTTGCTGGTTTCTATTCACAAGAGGTTGCTAACCTAGATGATCCTAGAGGGGCGATTATATCAAAAACTTTCTTTATTAATATTGCAAACACTGCACAAAGTGGATTAAGATTAATTGCTAGAATAGCAGGTAATAGAACTAGAATGGTTAAGCAATCTGAAAATCCACCAATAAGTCCATATCTTACTAATGCAGATGTTACTAACGGTTCTACTATTTTGCCAGCAACATATTCATGGTTAGATAATAGTTCAATAAACCAGAGCTCAGGTATTAATACATACACGGCTGATGATGCTGATTATAACACAATTAGAAAATATGATTTAACTCCAATCTTATTAACTAACCCGGCCACGAGTAATTCATGGAAATTTGGACAAGATGTTTCTATTGCGCCATACCAATCAGCACAAAATAAAAATCAATTCTTATATAGTAGATTTAGTGACGTTTCGTCAGAAGATAACTTTTATAGTTATAGAAACCCTGATGGTGACTTTATTGTAAACCTAGACAAAGCAGAAAATTTTTATGGAAGGAGTGCATCATCTAATACAGGTGTAGCAACTGATTTTTTCTGGGGAGGTGGTTTTGATTTAACTGGAGTACCTTTTGTTACCAACGGTTATATAGCAGGTAATGATGATGTTATTGATGTACATACTGAGCACCCATACGTTAAAAGTTATGCTGCATATAGATCAAATTATATTTTACAAACTGGTGATAGTTTAGGTGGAGTAAATGCAACTTTACCAGCAGCCCCTGGTGTTGCAGTTGATTGTACTAGTTCATCAGCAACAGTTGGTGCAGGAACTGCAGATGTTTTATTTAGACAATCTAAGTTTATACCTTTACAGTCTGATGAAAGTTATGGTAAACAACAATCAATATATTTAAATGAAAACGCAGTAGATCTTATTGCACTAGGTTTAACAGAACCTGTTACTTTTAATGATGCTAATAATACAGTGCTAGCCGCTAGCCCATCATTAGTAGCCATATCTAATTTATCTAATGATGTATTAAACCCAGATCTTACTAATAATGGTAATGGATATGAAAGAAATGTAAAAACTGCATTTGATAGTTTTGACCAATATTTATTAGGTAAACAATCGTGTGGTTCTTATTTATTTGTATCTACTGATACTCATCAAAATATTCAAGTAGATGGAGACTCGGTTCAATCTGAGGAGGTTGTACAATTCGGCCAGCAAAATTCTATTAATATACCTCTGGTATTTCAATATAGAATGACAGATTACTTTGGTACAGGAGCAGGATCTTCTGGTGGTATAGGTAATATTGCAGGTGATTCTACTGGAGCTACTGTAAATGTAACATATACCAAGAAGCTTGGTTTTGATTTATATCCTAATAATCAAAGGGTATTCCAATATGACATTGAGGTTTTTGCTAAATACAGATCGGATAATTTAAATATAGATGTATTCCCATCACAGACAGTTACTAAAGGATTAAATGATTTAGAGAAAGTAGTAGCAGGATTAAACCCTTCGGTAAATCAAACAAGAGTTTCTAGAATACAGCTTGCTAATGTTAACGGTGGTGCTGGACCAATAGGCTAATAACATTCTTAATTTATTTTATCTTTATCTTTGGTGAATAAATAAAAAAAGAGAAAGATAAATGGCTGAAAAACTTTTAGACAAGGCTTCTTATAGTATAATTAGAACAAATCCTAAATTAACAGGTAATGTTAAGTTAGTTAGTAATGGTGATAACATATACTTAGAATCTTTTAGTGCAAATACTCAGCTAGCCTCATCTACATTTAAGGCCTTTAAAGTAAGTGGTAATGATACTTATGATAGAGATGTTTTTAAATTTTTTCAAGGTGGTAAATTTCCAAAAGACTTAGCATATGAAGTATTCCAAGAATTTCAAGATATATCAGTTCTTTCACAATACCAAAATCAGTACGAAATGTTTTATTCTGCTGGTACAAGGTCAGTGGCATCTGAAGCGTATTCAGAAAATTTAGGGATGCTATCACCGCTCTGGTTAAATGAACAGATTCCTAATAATTTTGTAATATTTAGAATAGATAACCCAGCAGCAGTAAATAACATAAAAGAATCTTTAGAAAACACTAATTATTTAGACGCACAAACATCGACAGCATTTACAAAAAATGTTCTAGAAAATTGTACTGCAATTAAAACATTTGATTTAAGTAGCAATAGTTTATTAGGTTCTTATATAAGAAATTATAGAAACCAAGAATCTTTTCCTGAAACACCTTTAAATATTTCATGGAGAAACGATGAACCAATACAATGGGCAGGTATTAACTATACAAAGGGTGGGTTTACCTCAAGCGGTAGCTTTGCATACGGTGATCTAATAACAAAAGATGCTACAATAATACAAAATGAATTCTTCTTTACTGAAGGGTTTCAGCGAAACGGTGTATTGTTAGCTAACTTAATAAATTTAGAATTTCTGTTTTCTGATGCGGATGCACCTGATTATTCTATGAATCGCTATTTTGGTTTATATGTAAATGAAATAGAAGAAGGATTATTTGATATATCAGGCGAAGGCTTTTATAAAAATACAGAAAAAACTCAGCTGCCTAAGATTAAAACAATAACTGAAGTATCTGAGCAACTTAACACACCGTTTGAGATGACAAACACTAACGGTATGCTTATTTATTTAGACCCTGCTAAAACTACAACAGTTACAGGCCTACCTACACCACAGAGAGTGGATGAAGTAGAATCAATATTTTATATTAAGGATAAAAATAATAGTTTTCATACTGTTAAGAAAGGCTCTCAATGGGGTAATAATGAAATACGAATTTTTGATACTAAAATTGACATTTCGGTTCTTACTGGGTTTAAATATCCTGATACATATGCTAATGCCAAAATATTACCACAGCAAGGTAAAGCCACGTGTAAGTTTGATATATTAGATGAATTAACTGATGGATTTAGAATTACTTTCTATGATGGTATTAATGAGGTAGGTCAAATTGCTGCTAGTTCAATAGAAGTACCTGAACCAGGTAAGAGTAAGTTTCAGTTTTTTAATCCTAACGGTACACCTGATGAAATTGCTAAATCTATTACGTCAGCTATTAATATCGGAATACCTGTAGAATCTAGATTTTTTGAAGCTTCTTATAATAACAGTACTGTTTTTATTCAATCAAGATTTGGTGGAGATAGATTTAATAGATTAAGATTTAAGATGGATTTTGTAGATTATCCATTAATGATAAACTCAATTTTAACATATCCTTTATCGTCAGTAGTAGATGACACTAAAAACTTTGTAGGTGGTAATGATGTGAAAGGCTCCTTACTTAAAGTTGCAAACGGTGACCAGAATCGATTTATAAAAGGTAATTGGATACAGTCTAAGGATGGGTTTGCTCAAATTGGGGATTGGGTGCCATATTTAGATAATCCAATAATAAATAAAGCTGGTAAAATTATAGGATACGAAGGTGTAGACGAAAATGTAATTATAACACTTAATGACGATCAAATAAATATCACTCGTAGTGGGCAGGTTGCTTTATACTCTGATTATAGGCCATCCTTTGGTAGGTTTTCAATATTTCCTATTAAGGATTTTGATTATGATTTTTATAGCACTATGTATAGTAAATTAGGTGAGCTTAATTATGAGATCCAAAATTATAATCAAACAAACGATGATGGTGTTTATATTAATATCAGTGCTAATCCAGAAGTTAGAGCATTTTATGATGATGGTGGTTTTGCTAGATTAATAGGTTTATTAAAAGATGCATCACCTGATGAAACTTTTGATACTGTTATAAAATCCGAATATGATAGGCTTGAGGAAAATTACTTGACGCAACAGGCAACAGCATCTAGAGTAATTCCTTATATAAATAAATGGTCTTGGTTAAATGATGGTAAAAATGTTAGAAATTTACCATATAGCTTAAATGTTAATGAAGCATTTGGTCAAAATAATTTTGCACCATCTAAATGGGAAGTAGGCCAAATTGCGCAAGGGTTTACTCACGAGTGGTATTACTTATGTGAATTTCCTGATTATTTCGGCAATGAAGCAATTAAGAACTCCTGGAGTTATATTGATTCTGCACCAACTGATACTATTGAAGCTAATCCTATAACAGGTGCAGTTTATACACCAGGTACTTTCCAAAAGGTTGATAAAGATTATTTTAATGATTATTTTATTGTTGATAAGTTTACTACAGGTGGGAATATTAATTTAATAGACAGGCAAATTAGATATGGTAGGTTTAATGGTGGTGATGAAAAAAACTTTTCAGAAACATTTTTAAGAGGCGTTAGAATTATAGCAAAATCAAAAGCTAACCCTAAAGAAAAGCCTAACTTTAATGCCAGGTCATTAAAATATCTTACTAATGGTAGCTTTAATGATTATCGATTTTCTGTAATGCTGATACCTAACGCGCCAAGTAAACCTACTACACAAGTAAAATTTGTAAAGAATGAAAAGTGGAAGACTGTTGTAATGATGATCTTTTTAACACTAGATAATGAATGTTTTAATAATGGAGAACAAAGTATTGATAGAACTGCATTATATTCTTTAAGAAATGAATATGAAACACAAAGTACACCTAATGAATGTGAACCTGAAAAAAATGCGCAAGGTGAATATATTTATAAAAACGGTTCATTAAGTGGTACGATTGCGTTGAATGCCGCTCAGTTTGACCCTGTGGTTAATGCATTTCTTTTTAAAGGAATACCTGATATAAATAATGTTCATACAAAATTTTTATCTGATATTAGGAGAGGGAGTAATGGATTATTTAATACAATACAATTTCAAATAGGAGCAGATGTATATGAAATAAGTGATATTATAAGAGTAGTATCTGATACTGAATTTTATGCATCTACTATAACAGTAAATGGTGTGGCATTTTTCCCTGGTGGTGGTATACCAACAACAGCTGCTTTATTACAAGCCTCATACATTACTCTTGGTGGTGGGTTTGATGCTTATTCTACCAGATTAACCGATATTGGTTCTGCTACTCTTTTTAAGAATGTTAATTTAGGAGACCCATCTATAGTATATGAAACTATTGATAAAAACGGTAACCGTGTATTAGACTCTGATGGAAATATTGCACAAACCTTTTCTATTGAGTTAAGGTCACAGTCGGACATTCTAAAATCTGTGTATATTGGAGCATTACCTGATCCTGCTAAACCTACTGTGTTTAACTTAACAGATATTATTGGCTATGGTCTTTCGTTACAAACAAAGCCTAGAATAACCCCAATAGGAAGGCATGCTGGTTATTATCAACCAACGGCTTTAGATATTTTATATTTTAGAGACCCTTATCTTAATGTTGATTTTAATCCACCTATACCGGAAGATGCTATATATAAAGAGAAAGTATTAGAATTATGTAGATATACAAATACTCAATTTAATTCTAGTGATGTTAGCAATTTTGGACAAATAAAGAATTTATTTTATCATAAAGTTAATGAAGAAGATCCATCTACTGTATTAGAGCTTTCTATTGATAATGCATTCTTAAGTTTATACCCTTTAATTAATGAAGTAGGAATTGCAAGCAGAAACTTTTACGCGTTCGCATCAAATTGGGAACCTGCTTATTTTAGAAAGAGTATAGATAAATCTCAAGTAGAATCTGTTATTGGTACTAAAGCAATGACAGAAAAGAAATCATTTTTTGGTTCCAAATATTTAAAAGTACCTGAACAAATTGAATTAGAAACATTTGAGTATTCACCATTCGTAAGGGGTGCTATAAAACAACCATCATTAATAGAAGGTACATTTATGACTACTGAAAATAATACGTCAATTAAATTTTATAATTTTATACAAAAAAGATTAATTGAATTTTTATTTGATCCTATTAAAGAGCAATTTGTAAAATTTATAAAGCCTGAATTTAGCTACGGTGATTTAGATACTATTGATGATGATGTAATTAGATACATTACTCAAAATATACTGCAATTATATAAAGTAGGCAATATAGATTTTTATGTAAAGAGTACAAGAGATGATAGCCCTATTGATTATTCTACTGCCTCATTAACAAACACAGAGAAGTCTGCTGCTGGGTTAAACATAAACACAGCTGTTGGGTCAAGATTAATAAATAATAATCCATTTGATCTTAGCCTAATATATAACAAAAGGACAGGTTTTACTGAATCATTTGGGTTTAGTGTTACTATAGTTAAAAAATAAGAATACGATGGCAATTACCATACAAGAAATATTAGCCTCAGATACTATTTCTCAATTCGTTGATAAAGTAAATTTTAATTTTGATCAACTTATTTTAAATGGAGGAGGGGCGCCTGGTCCAAATGGACCACAAGGTTTACCTGGTCCTATTGGCGGACGTGGCGAAAGAGGAACCGAATGGTATCAAGACCTTACAGTTAGCCCAGGAACTAATCCTAATACGATTATTGTTTCACCTGATTTATTAAATAATGATTTTTACCTACAAGCTGATGGGCAAGTATGGGAATATGATGGTGTTAATTGGGGCATTACAAATACTAACTTAACAGGTCCACAGGGATCCCCGGGTATATCCATTGGATGGGATTCATTTGGTAATAATCCACTAGGGAATTATGTACCAGTAAATCAAAATGCTTTATACCCTGCAATAATTACAGCAGGTGCTACACCAGGAAATGGTGGATTATCATCAGTAGTGATAGGTGCTATTTCACCGACCGATATTGCATTTGGTCAAATTGCATTTGATCCTAAATTTAATTTAAGTACTGATATGGCTGGTAATGTTGATACTACAGTAATGTCAATGTTAGTGCATCAACAAGACAGTGGTGTAAGCGCAATTAAGCTTATGGGTGGTGAAACCGGTATAAATGATAATTTTGAACAAGACGATCCAACTTTATTAGCAGGAATTCAATTAGCACCAGATGATTCATTACTTCTAATTACAAGAAAAACTGCTACTACACCAGGTAGTAAGGCAGCAACTTACGGTATACAATTGAGCGCAACGGAACGAGGATTAAATCTGAGGGCTGGTTTATCGATTGATTTAACAACTGGTGTTAAAGCAGGTGGTACTAGTGTCGGTGGTGGAATTGAAACATCAGATTTAAATATTGAGTTAAATACAATGGTAGGTGGAAATTCTGCTAAATTAAATCTTGTTACTCTTGGTGCAGGTGCAGGTACACGAATACAGAGTGGCGGTAACATTGTAGTACCTGGTGGTATTACAGGTACTTATGACGGTGTTACTTTAATAGAGTCAGGTACAATTCAAGCCGATTCAGGGGGAATTATAAAACTACGATCTAATCTTAACGCAGAACTTAAGAGTTTAACAGGTACAGTAAGTGTCATAGGTGACGATGGCGCGTTTATGAATGGGGGAGGAGGTACAGGTATAGTAATTGGAAATGATGTCGATAGTATACCTACAACCGGTGTATTAATTTCTACACTTCTGAGTGATCAGTCAGGTGTAACAATAGCAGCGGGCTATGGAGCTATATATAACCCATTAGCCACTTATCAAACTGCAGGTGCTATTAATCTTATTACTGATGATAGTGCTATGGGCGCAGGTAATATAAATCTTCAAACATTAAATCCTGGTATGGGAGGTGGTATTAATATAGATTCAGGTTCACTTGGATCTGGGTACTTATCTCTTCGTAGCAAAGGTCAAGATTTATCATTAACTACAGGAAGCGGTGGGGATATTGCAATATCGGTAGATACAGGAACTGCGGTAGAGCCAACACCTGTTATAACAATACCTTCTACTAATGCTGGCGGTCTGATACCTAAGACAGCATACTTTGGCTATCCTATATTCATATCTGGCAATTTTGACAAACCTGCTATAGTAATTGGCGCATCCTTAGGTCCAATAGGCGGTAGCGGTTCTAATAATCCTACAATAAGATTTGGCCCTGAGGGTGGTACGACTAATCTAGGGGGTACTCCGTGGCAGAGATTCCCAGGTGGGGCAATGATAAAAGGACCTTATGCTAAGGCTTCTACAGTCGGCCCGGCAGTAGACATTTCACTAGAACCTGAAAGTGTATTACATATAAAGGGGGGTACTACTGTTTCAGGAACTGCAGCTGGAGGAATATGGATATATTCACCAGACAATGCTACTCAAACCAACCCACCACTCCAGCCATCCCCATTGGTAACTGTCATGGATTCATCTATAAGACTATGGGGTACGGCTGACACTACGACTACTAATATTAAAAACACCGGAGAGACTAGTAGTGGTGTAACTATTGGTTTAAATCAAGATGAGTTTGGGCCATCTGGTACAAAGGGTGGTGATAATATAAGCGGTACAACATATCTATATGGTATTGGAGATGCAAGAGGTGTTAATAGATCAAATGGAAGTCAAGGTTTTAATGGCGGGCAGACCCTTAATCAAGGTATACCTCTCAGTGCTCCTGCCGCCGCGTCCTGGCCAAATAACCCAACACCATCTACCCCTTATGGTGGTACTAATGTAGGAGATCAATATAGATCTAGACAAACATTTAAGGTTTGGGGTGATTATGTAGGAGACCATTATATTTCTAAATTTGGTGGTGCATGGAGTGGCCCTACGATCCAAGAACAGACATTTATGAGTGGGTCACAGGGATTTTCAAGTACTGTTGACATGTGGCAAAGCACGAATAATGATGATTATGGCTTTAAGTACAGGTATCAATGGCAACGAGTAGGTAGAGTCGTCTCAGGGAGTGGTATGATTAGATGGGTTATTGATAGAAACGGTTCTCCAAATGCGCCTGGTGCAAATTCATCAGTATCATTTTGGCCTGATTTTGCTGGTACGACACCAGCTCAAGCAGATGCGGCATACTCAAATTTGCCGGTAAATCGTATTCCTAAGTCTAATTTATTAGTTGGGCCGATACCTCTTCCTGTACAAGTTGCTGAAGCTGGTAATGCTACAGATTACACTTTTTCTTCCGGGACTAAAAAAGGAAGTAGAAATTTAAATATTAGTGGAACTGCACAAGGTGCTATGAACAGTGATAGTCATGGTGGATATGAAGGTGGTGGCCAGTTTATTTACAATGGTATAACTGGGAGCGGTTTTTCAACAAACACTGGTGGTACGTTACCATGGCTGGTGGGCAATTTAACTGCACCTCTTCAAGTAGCACCGACTTCCGGTACTGTACAAGGTGGATCTCTAAACGATCCATCAACCCCTAACAATGATGTTAGTTCGCAAGCTCTGTGGATTAACCTTCAGTCTAATCCAATAAATAATAGATTAGTATTTGATACAACTGGTTCTGGATCAGAGAGCACATTAGGTGTCGCAGGTGAGGCTAGTGCAATTTATTCATCTTTACATAGATTTACGTTTTCATATGAATTAATGCCTTAATTAAAAAATTAAAAATGACAAAGAAAGAAACTAAAGAATTAATAAATTTTGTAGATAGATACAAGGAAATAGAAACTTCGATTGATCTAATGCAAAAAAGTATTCAAAGCCTAGCAGAGAAAAGAGATGATCTTTTTGATGAATTAGAGGACATGAAAACTAATGAAAAAAAGTTTATAGATAAATTAATAAAGAAATATGGAGAGAGTGAAGTTACTCCTTATAAATTATTACAAGTATACGAAAACAGCATATGATAATATTAAGAAACATATTAGCTATAATAACTGACCCTAAAAATACAAGAATGTTTTTATTAGGTGGTATTGTAGTGTTATGTATTTTGCTATTAAGACAGTGCCAAGCTACTGGTGATGCAAAGAATGAAGTTTACCGAGTTGAAAATAATTGGAAAGCATCACTAGACACAATTGAAAATTATATTGATGCTAACGGTAATGCGGTAGCCGAGATAATGGCT